GAAAGGTCCACAGAAAGAGATGTAATCTGTGTAAAGATGTTTACCAAATCCGCTTTGGTTGGTAATAATGTACCGTTACAAGGTAGACTAATTTGGTTTGCCATTGAGATATATCACCGGGGCGATTACAGATATACTTCCATCTGTATTAAATTTTATATGGGATAAACCAGACGAATGTTCTATTTTAATCTCTTCTGATCCTTCTGTATTATCCATTTCAATCGTATGTCCCGCCGCGGTCTTATGTACTTTACGATTTGGGTAATTGTCTTGTGTCTCTGTAGGTATATCTGTAACACCATCTGTTTGTGTTGCAATTGATCCCATTATAATCGGATCTTGTGCACTTGGTCCGTCACGGAAGAATCCTACCACCCATGAACCAACCATTAACTCATGATTTGATCCAGTACCTTTATATGATGCAGATGTAGTAGGCATCATTACTGTTGCCCATGGTAAAGAATCTGTAGAGATCTTATTTGTATCTGTTGTATGATAACCAAAACAACGTACACGTACTCTGTTTATTTTATCCGGATCATTTATATCTTCTACTACACCAATAAACCATTCGAATCTCCCAGAGAGAAACTGATCATCACTTCTTTTCATTATGTTCCTTCCTCCACTATTACTTCATTTGCTTCTGTTTCTATCTTATCTACTATATCATTTAAAGGAGTTATAAAGGAGTCTTTTTTACATTCACATTCAATTAAATATTTCGTATCAAAGACATGTTTTATATTAATGATGAGGTACCTTCCTGACAACAGTTTGTCGATTTTTAAATTCGAATTTTCCTCGCGAAATTCCGTACGCAGTATCTCTAGATAGATTGGTACACCGACTTCGATATCGAAATCACCTGGTAATATGATCGTTTGTGTAATGCCATCGATACATGACATATGTGCTTCTGCCTTATGTATTGTAGGATTACATGGAGAATGATAGTTTTTGAGTGTATCTCCAAAGGATTTACTGTTTAATGAGATGAAATATTGCTTACTTTCTGGATAATCTGAGAGAGAAGAGCCTTTGAACTTCATCTCTTTGATGTAAGGATCCTCGTTATTCATCTTTTGTATAGAGTTATCATATGAATATTTGTATGTATTATACTCTTTCTTTGCAATATCGAGTGTATGTACTGTAGATGCATAGGCACCTTCAGCAGATGAAATGAATTGTGAGTTGTTATATGATGAGGCAATCTTACGTATTTTATACTTTTCTGCTTCATATCCTTCTGATGTACCGACTTGTTGTTCGGTTTCGAAGAATGGTGAGTGTGTATAGGTGCCAAAGTCTTCCTTTTCGACCATGCTTTTATATGAATCGAAGTATACACCACCTTTCAGTGTCTCGTAGAAGAAGAATGGTGTATCATCGTCAAAGGCGTTACGGGTTAGCCATTGTATTGCTCGTAATGGTCTCAGTTTTGGATATATTCCCTGAATCACCTCTTTTGACTCTGTATTCACATGTTTTCTGTCATCTGATATACCGATATCTTTACATATTTTACTGATCTCGTTACCAATCGAACCTTTGAAAGAACGATTATACTGTATTAAAGAGTTCAGAAATGCGTGTTGAGAGATACATTTTAAGACGTAAATCTGGGCGCCGGGCTTCGGTTTTGAGTAGTGCATGATCTCCGCAATGTTCAGTTTCATGTCAAATTTCTTCGAATCTCCAGATTCAGAGCGCTGAATTAAGATAGAAATCTCCTCGTTTGCGGATATCTTCACTGATTCTAAGAAGTTTACAGCATCATACACATATACATCGACGTCCAAAGATCCTCTGTAAAGGCTTTCTTGAACTGTAATTTTTTGTACGAGATCGGTAAATTCGAAGCTTTCACCATTGTTTGCCACCATTTTGACTTCTTGTATGACAAATGATGTTGGTGTAACAGCCTGTGGTCCAGCGGATTGCTGATCAGGAAATGTAACTGTTCTGGATGTTTGTCTAGCCATTTGAGTTCAATACCTTTTCGAAACGATCCTGGAATATGTCTACATAATTCGGATCGATGATACGCATACGAGAGCGTTCTTCATTCAAGTGAAAGAGATAATCTCTATTCGAAACATAGGATAGTTGCGAATTAGGTACTGCACCCGGAAAGAATAGTCCATTGGACTCTGGTCTTTCGTGTTCGTCCCCAGTTAAGAAGTAATGATGTGGTGCATCTGCATACTTGAAAGCCTGGTATGTAGACACTGAGTCTTCAGTTGTTTGCCCAATTACGAGCTCGGTTGACAGGTTAATTGAGTCAGGATCACCAATAAAAGAACCTGTTGTGTCTTGTATCACTAATTGATTCAGATCGAGATTCTTCTGTACGAGTGTTCCTCGAGCGCCTGAGATTGATCCACGGAGTTCTTCTCCAATCTGGAATCTTCCTGAGAGAGAATCACGATGATCAATGACGATTTGGTCTGTGTTTCTGATAATATCTGGTCTCGTATTCACGACCCAGCCATTATATTCTTCTTCGATATATGAGAAAAGATTCTCCTGTGACATTGGCCATGCAGCAAGTCCATCGTGAAGATATTCGTTAATGATAAAGAATGTCCAGTAATACGAGGGTGTTCCATAGATTCTTTGCGAGACAATGTCAGGTCTTTCTCCATTTTTGATCTCGTAGTACTTGTATGCTGAAATGTTGTCGACAAAGTTTTGTAATGGTCTGACGGATCGATAGATGTTGACTACATTCTGGAGTACACCGTTTCGATTCAGATCATATCCAACCTTGGGAAATTGACGAAAAAATGACATTAGGTATCTCCTCCTTCACTGTTTCCTTCTTCATCTTCATTTGCTGAGTCTTCTGGGTATATATCTGCTCTCGTAAGTGCTCTTGTTTCTTGGAATGAAAGACTCATGTCGATCTCTGATGGTGCACCTCCGCGGAAGAAAGAATTTGATGTACTGTTATAAGTTGTGCTAAAAGATGTCAAGAAAGATTCGAATATCTGAGGAAGATAGTCGTTTTTCTTTGATCCATAAAAGAAATCTATCTGGAATGTCGCAGGATATTCCAAAGAAAGCTTACCAGATTTCAGTGGATACATGTTCTTACGGAAGAAATTCTCTATGTCTTTTGCTGTTTTTGATTCTTTTTCTGACTCTGCAATGAGTTTAAAGTTTAAGTTAAATGTTCTGACCTGGGTAGAATTGAATGCCATTTGTGTATATGGATTAAGTGCAACACCCTTTGCGTTTGCACCCGCAGCGGCACTAGCACCTGCAGCAGCACCTGTAGCTAAGTTTGTAACTACTCCTCCTGGAAGAACTGATCCCAATATATTTGCCTGGAGAGAAGCAGCAATTGCATCTGATGTTGTACCACTCACTGATCCTGTTTCCATGAATTCACTTACAACACTAATTGCACCACCAATCAGTCCTAGATCGAGTGTTCCATAGTCCATTGCATCAGGAAATGAAACCCCCTGAGGCATGTATAGGTGAACAATCTTCTTCTCTGGAGATCCTCTTTTGATAAGAGAGAATCTTACGTGAGGACTTCCATTTGAAACTTTCGATCTCAGATCAGCTGGAAAGACCAATATTGGTGTTTCTTCATTCTGTTCAGCCATTCTTTCTCCGTATAAATATAGTTAAACTTTATGGTATTATTTATATGAGTTACAAAGGAAGATATACAATTAAAAATAAATCCAAGTACCTTGGCAATCCAGATTCAGTTGTATACAGATCGTTATGGGAAAGGCAAGTGTTCAGATGGTGCGAGGACAATCCAAGAGTGAAGAGATGGAACTCAGAAGAGATTGTTGTACCATATAAGTGTCAAATAGACAATCGTATACACAGATATTACGTTGATCTATTGGTGGAATTAGACACAAAAGAGATTATTCTTGTGGAAATTAAGCCAAAAAAACAGACACAACCCCCAAAACAACCCAAGAGAAAGACCAAGAGATATATCAATGAAGTCATGACTTATATTAAGAACAATGATAAATGGAATGCTGCTCAGAAGTATGCAGACCATAAAGGTTGGAAGTTTCAGGTTTGGACCGAAGATACTTTAAAGAATCTAGGCATCAAACTACTGAAATCTTAATATAAATAGTACTATGGCAAGTTTATTTGACACACTACAAGCACAAGCGTTCCGAGCAGGAATACAGTCTAGGACAACAAGATCTCGTAAATGGTTCCAAAACAAGGTACAAGATCTGAGAGTACCTCCTAGAACAACCCTCTTGAAGGATGATAGATTAGAACAGACTGATAGAACAGTTTGGGGTAACATGTACATGTATTTCTATGATCCAAAGATGAAAAAAGAACTACCTTATTATGATAGATTTCCTCTTACCATTATGATACAACCAGCACCAGGTGGATTCCACGGATTAAATCTCCATTATTTGAACTATAATGTAAGAGCAAAATTCCTGGATGCTTTAATGGAAACAGCTCCTAAGAACGTAACAGATAAAACAAGATTAAGAATGAGATATGATTTACTTGCAAAGACTCGTAAGTATAAAGAATTTAAGCCTTGCTTTAAGCATTATTTAAGTAGTCACGTAAAGTCTAGATTCGCTCGTGTTCCGATGTCGGAATGGGAGATAGCAATATTCTTACCAGTAGAACAGTTTAAGAAATCTGATAAGAGAAAGGTCTGGTCAGATTCAGTACGTATCGCGAGAGGATAAAAATGGCAAACACAGTAGAAGATATGAAAGCGATTATATCCAAGAAAGGAGGTCTCGCGAAGACAAATCGATTCAATGTAATCTTTACACCTCCTTCGGCTTCATTGTTAAATCTAGATCCTCAGGCTATTATCGGATCTTTAATTGGTGGAAGATTTAATGTAAAGAATCTGATCAATGATCCGAGAGATATATCTTTGCTTTGTGAGAGTGCACAATTACCTGGAAGACAAATCACTACTCACGATTATATGGCACACAAACAATCAGTTAAAATTCCTTATACATTTATAAATGAGGATGTTAGTCTTACATTCCTTCTTACAAACGATTATTCTATGAAGGTTTTGTTTGATGATTGGATGGGTTCTATAATAGATCAAAATTATAGACTATCCTATAAAAAAGAATTCACTACAGATGTTATTATTCAACAATTAGACCATGATGATGTTCCAGTGTACGGCGTGAAATTAGAAAACGCCTTTCCTACATCATTACAGGCAATTGAATTAAATAATACATCTGATAATAGTGTACAAAAGGTAACAGTGCAATTGAGTTACGATAATTGGGTCCCAGAAGGACCGCTCAGTAGTACAGGAAGTGCTATTCGAGCAGTAATTGATGCGATAATATAATATAGGAGAATATAATGGCATTACCAAAGTTGAATGTTCCTCGTTATTCGGTAAATTTGCCGTCTACTGGGAAAAAATTAAGTATGAGACCTTACCTTGTAAAAGAGGAAAAGGTATTAATGATAGCATTAGAGTCAAATGACGTTGTTCAGATCTCGAATGCAGTGAAGGATGTTATTCAGTCTTGTTATGATATTGATGATATGGACGAATTAACAATGTTTGACATTGAGAAACTGTTCTTAGACTTACGCGGTAAGTCTGTTGGTGAGAATATGGATATCAAGATTAAATGTAAGTCTTGTGATCATATGACACCAGTAACAGTTAATGTTGACGATGTTAATGTGTCTAACCTAGATCAAGACAGAGTTATTATGTTGGATGAAAAAACCGGTGTTGGTGTGAAGATGAGATATCCCACAGTAAAGACACTACAAGGTGTGAATCCAGAAAAATTAAATTCTGTTGAAGGTGTAATGGAAATAATTGGTAGTTGTATGGATACCATCTTTGATGAAGACAATGTTTATGATGTTTCAGGAGAATCGAAAGAGTCTATCCTTGATTTTATTGATACCCTTAGTGGTGATCAATTTAGAAAAATCCAGGGATTCTTTAAAGAATCTCCAGCTATAGTATATGGCAGTAAGTTTAAGTGTGAGTCCTGTAAAGAGGAAAACGAGTTTGAGCTCAAGGGTCTAAACAGTTTTTTTTCATAGGTCTCTCGCATGAGAGCTTAACAAATTATTATCAAACTAACTTTGCCTTAATGCAACACCATAGGTATAGTTTGACAGAGTTAGAAGAGATGATGCCATGGGAGAGACAGATATACATTGCGCTTCTACAACAGTACATTGAAGAAGAAAACCAAAAGATAAAGTCGAAAAAAGGCTTTAAGGGGTTATAAATGACAGAAGAAGTTAAAAGTAATTATCATCCGGCTGATACAAACGGAGATGGTAAAGTATCGAAAGAAGAAGAAAGAATGTATTTAGAGTTCAGAAGAAAAGAACTCGAAGATATGGATGCAATGAGGGATGCACAACGCTCTATGGCATGGTTTGCACTTTTTGGAATGTTATTATATCCATTTGCCGTAGTATTAGCATCTTTATTTGGATTAGAAAAGGCATCAGATATTCTCGGTGATATGGCAGCAACGTACTTCGTTTCAGTTGCAGCAATTGTTGCAGCGTTCTTTGGTGCTCAGGCTTTTACTAAAAAATAGGGCATAAGAAATGGCTGAAGATCAAAAACCACAAGATCCTAGAGAAAAGAAAAAGGATAAGTTCCAACAACTGATTGAGCAGATGGCTAAGAATAATGAGCTATCTAAATCAACAGATGACCATTCTAGAAATTCTCGAAGACATCTATTAGAAACCAAAAAGATTAATACGAGTATAAAGGAAACTTTAGACTCTATGGTGAAATCTGCAGAGGCTTCAAAGGGTGATGAGAATGAAAAAGAAATGGAAAGGATGCAGGTTTTTGAAGATATTAGAGACTCAATTGCACAAGGATTTTCTGCCCCAGCCTCTTCAGGGGGAGAAGGCGGTGGTCCTGGATTATTAAGTGGTGCGGGAGATCTTCTGAAGGGTGCTGGACTTGGCGTTGGTGCTGGAGCAGCTGGTATAGGTGCACTACTCGCTGGAGGAGGATATCTCCTTGGTGAAATTAATGATAT